AAATGGGAAATCATCCATATAAAATCAAATTGTGTTTTAAGATATTGCATCATCATAAATAAAGAGGATAAATTGTCTGCGTCTAATGTTCCAAATCCTTCATCTACTACTAAGAAATTCGGACGAGGTAAATTACATACATTAATAAGTGCAACTCTAATAGCAAGTCCGCTCACAAACTTCTCCATACCACTACACATCTCTAAGGGCCATTCTTGGTCTTCGTAAACAATCTTTGCATTGATAGATTTACCATCCATTTCCATTGTCACACCAAAGTCTACAACTTGTCCTAAGATATTGTTGATTTCGTTTTCAATTACCGGAAGTGCTTTACTAATCAACTCATATGGAATACCATCTCTCTTTACAGCATCTAAATAATAGGTGTATAATCGGTTCTTTTCTTCCAATTCCTTAACATCATTCATCTTTTGTTTGATACCACCTATATAAATCTCTAATGATGAAATAGAACCATTTGTAGTTGCTATTTGTTTACTGATATCTTTAATATCCGACTCAATTTTCTTTTTCTCTACTTCTAATTCTTTGATTTGTTTTTCTAAATCTTTATTAGATTGAATTGTTTCTTCGTTTTCAAAATATTTTTCAATATCATCTTCAACTTTATCCAATTGATGTTGTAACAATTCTTCTTTTGTTTCTAAACCAGATAATTCAGCTTCCGCCGTTTTTAAGATACCTTTAGCTTGTGAAAGTTTTGTTTTCAAATCATTCCACTCATTATATTGTTCTTCCACACCCTCCATTGTATCCAATGTTTGTTGAATACCAGTACAATCAACCAATGCTTCTCTAAGTATTTCTTTTAATTGAGGTAATAATTCTTTTACTCTCATTGCATCTTTTACAAAAGTATTATCACAACAAAATTCACAATTTGGGTCGTATTTATGATTATCCAAATGTGCAATTGTTTCTTCTGCGGAACTTACATGTAATTTGGCAATATCATAAGTTTTAGTTGCTTCTGTTAATGCTTTTTCTTCTCGTTGATAATTTGAATATGCCGTTTCAATATCAACACTACCAAATAATTTTTTATCTTCTATTGATTGTGACAATTCATCTACCTTTTCTTTATAGATTTCAATGTTTCTTTCTTTTGTTCCATATGTCGTTTCTAAAGATTCTAATTTTTCATTGATTTCCTTTCTTTTTTCTTCTAAAGTAGGTAAGTCCAAATTAGAATCAATTGGAGTAAGATTTCTACTTAATTCCAATATAACACTATCTAATCCACCTTTGTCACCATTTAATCTAGCTAATTCTTTTTCAAATTCTTTTAATTCACCTTTCTTATCTTTCAACTCATTTGCTTTATCTGCAAGTTCGGTTGTAAAGTCGGTTTTCTTAAAATTTTTGATAAGAACTGAAACTTCTTTGATATCTTCAATTGCTGTATCGTATAATTTATCAAATACATTTAATCCCATAAATTGAGCAAGTAAGTCCTTTCTCTCACTTTGAGACTTATCAATGAATATAGAATTATTACCTTGTAAAGATAATGTAGTCAATACAAAATCTTCATACTTACCAACATATTGTTCAATTACGGTATTTGTATCTCTTCTTTCAGTTCCATTCAAAGATACTTTTTCATCACCATCTACATACCAAAAGTTTACATCAACTTTTACATTTTTACCTTTGTTAATTGTTTTTGCAGTTCTTTCAATAAAGTAATCTACTCCGTTAACTTGAAAATTCAAATAACATCTAAATTCGGTCTTACGATTGTTTAGAATATTAGCTGCTTTAAATGCTCTACTACTTTTATCATAAAGACAAAATGAAATAGCATCAAAAATAGATGATTTACCTTGTGCATTTGGTGCAAACAATCCCATCAATCCATTTAACTTTGTAAAGTCAATTTTATTATCTTCACCATAACTGAACATATTAGAAAATTCAAACCTAATTGGTTTCCATTGTATGTTTCTTAAAGTATCTTCATGTACAATTCTACTATTTACATCTCTGTTAATATTTTCCAATTCTGCTAAATCCTTTTTATCAACGAATGGCATCATTCTTTCTACATACTCATTTATTAAAGAGTTTTGATAATTGATATCGGAAATATCTTCAAAGTCTAATTTATTACTCCTATCTCCTGTTTTCTTTTTTGATAATGAATCTGTTCTAATAATTGTAAAGTCCTCAACACCATATTTCATTTTGATTTCTGCAATTACCTTTTTGGTATCGGCAGTATCGGTGTTTGACAATCTTACTCTCAAACGAGGATGTTTTGGCATATCATTTACAACTGGAACTTTACCATTGTCAATATCCATTGTATAATAACCATAATCATTTGGTAAGTCAATTTCTTCATAAGTCATTGTATCTAAATCCCATGCTAAAAAACCATGTCTACCCAATGTTTCACCAAAGTTTTGTTGAACCAATGAACCGGCATAAACTACCTTACAACCTTTTGGAGAAATCATCTCCTGACGTTTATGAATATCACCTAATAAGGCTAAATCAAAACCATCAAATATATCCGTTGTAAAATGTCTACTACTTACTACATAACCAATATCGGTTTGAGAATTATCAACAGGTCCGTGAAATAAAGCAATCTTTTTATTACCAAATAATTTATCAGCAGTAATCCAATTGTCTTTGTTATCTAAAATTGAAAATACTGAAAAATCAACACCACCAATTGAGTAAACCTGTGTATCTTTTAAATAATGAAAGTTTTCTAATTCTAATGCATCTACAATAGGAGTAAGAACATCCATTCTATCCATATTGTTCATATTACAATCGTGATTTCCAGTAATAAGAATTGTAGGACAAGTTTTAGCACACTCTTTGAATAACCAACTAATCTCATTAACTAATTCTGGACTCATTTCCAATTTAGCATGAGCAATATCACCTGCTAAGTAAATGATTGCATCATCAGTTCCTCTTTTACGAATTTCTTCAAACATCTTCGTAAATACTTCTCTATACTCTTTGTGTCTTTTCACATTACGGATATGAACATCCGCAATATGATAAATAGTTTTTAATCTATACATATTCTTTTCTATTTGCATACTTACCTTCATTAAATCCAATTGAATATACTTTTTCTATAAATGCTTTAGGAACTTTTACTAGATAATTATTACCATCTGCAGATGATATAGTTATATCCAACATTACCATATCTTCTTTATTTTCAAATACCAATGCTAACATTGCATCTGAAGCCACTTCTTTAATTTCTCTCATATTATAATTGATTTATTTTATTTAACAATAGTTCTTCCGATGAAAACTCTTTAGTTTTCTTTAGTTCTTCATAAAACTTTTCATAACCAATTTCGGAAGCATCTTTATCTTTCATATACATCATTTTCACATGAATACCCTGCTTTCTAAAATACTCAGCTGCTTTAAGCGCTTCGTTAATAGCATCGTTATCCAATGAAATAATAATATCAGTAATTCCACTCATAAAGATTTTTTCCACCAATGTTCTGGATGGAAATTTACCTAATAACGGAATTGCATTTCTTTTAATTGTAATTGCATCAAATACACCCTCACAAAGTATAATAGGTTCATTCCAATTTACTTGGGAGTCAAAACATATTACATTTTTGCTGATTGGAGGATTTTTGTATTTCATTTTGTTTTCCGGGTAATACGAACGAGAAACAAAGTAATTTAATGACCCATCGGAATTATATGATGGTATAATTACTCTTTGTCCATATAATCCTTCTTTGCAATATCCTATGTTATATTTGATTATATCTTTTTCCGTAATACCTCTTTGAGTAAGGTAATGCATTGCGTGTTTATATTCCGGATTAAATCCTTTAGGAGTCTCACTAAGACTAATAAATTCTTTTGGTAGGGAAATGAACACCTTTGTATCGGCGTCCTCTAAAAGTGGGTTATAATTGCTATCTCCGTAGATTTCTCTAATAATTGAAATAGTCTTTCTATCAACATCCAACTTCTTTAATAATGAGGTCAATTTCTTACCACCACTATTGCAAGTCCAACAATGCCACTTTTGGGTTTCTGTATTAACTTGTAATTTTTGTTTGTGGTGATTGCAGAAAGGACAATAAAATGCTAACTCATTTCCTTTCAGATTGAGATAACTACCTAAAACGCCGGTTAGGGTAGATACGACTATATTCTTATCATTTTGCTTCAACACCCTCTAAATATACGACAAATATTTGATATTACCAAATATTTTATGGTCTATTTTCCTCTAAAAACCACTCATTTGGGATGAATTTATCGGCATATTTAAATCCGTTCTTTTCACACCACATTCCGTATGTAGTTTTAGAGTTTTTGCTGATTTTGTTCTTTGAATTGGAAAATACAAATCGTATATCCAAATTAGGGTTTTGTTCCTTTACTAATTGGTGTTTCTTACGGTCTGCCGCCACAAATCTACCCTTTGTTTCAATTCTAATACCATTTGCTAGTTTAAAATCGGGATGATAGTTATGTTCCGATGCAGGAATTATGTATGATACCTTTTCGGTTTCATATTCTACTTTAATTCCATAAGATTCTATTTGTTGAGATATGGTTTCTTCTAAACCAGACTTAAATCCATACTTTTTTGCAACCCATTTTGGATTACTTTTTTTTGTAACTTTTTTAGCCATTAAATTGGTTTATTTTTTAAAAGTATCTGAATACTTTTTTTCGTTTAATTCACCACCTCTACCTACTTTAAATTTAGCAGCAGTTAAAACTTGCTCATCTGCTTTTTTCAAATCGTTTGTAGTATATGGAGTTTTAGCATTTTCACCTGCTGCAAATCCAATTTTATCAACACCTAATGATGATTGCTGTGCTTTGTATAATTCTTCTATTGTTGCCATTGTTGTTTGTTTTGTATATAAATATAAGATTATGTATCAAATCGTACAATAAAGTTTACAGGTATATCATGTTCCGATTTAATTGGTTGTGGGAGTTTTGCCACTGCTACTAATTGACAATCGTCATCATATAAACCAATTGTTGTAATCATAGGTGTTAAGAATGAACCCGTTGAATCAGTAGAGGACATTTCGTATGCCTGTTCAAATCCTGCTTTTTTATTACCTACCGTTCCAGTAAATCCATAATTCATTATTGTACCATCTGGTAATTCCGTTTTTTGTCTAATATAGTTTATTCCAGGATTTGTAACTACGTTTCTAATTACTCCATCACTTCCAGTAATAAATTCCGTTTCTCTACCAACATTTGTAATTGCTGACGGATTTGTTGAAACATTAAATTCATCTTGATTTACAATTAACAAATATTCATTTTCATAAATAGTTTTTGTAGATTTATATGATAAACTCCAATTTGATTGTAATATTAAATCTAAATTTCTTGTAAACACCAACAAACCTTGATTATAAAATACATTACCCAATGATAAACTTGGTAAAAACGAAGAACCATTTACATAAATCTTACCATCTTGCATATCAATAGAAACAATATTTGCAGTTTCTATTTTTCCATTTATTTTCATTTCAATTAATGAATTTTCAACATCTACAAACCAAGGTTCATCGTTTACATCTATTGATGCATTAAACGATTTTCCAGCTGCCGTAAAATAAAATATACCAGTTGATAAATCCAAATAATCAAAATCCATTTCACTTAATCCCGTCTTACTAATTATGTTACCATTGTTATCATCAATGTATGGACCAGTTGAATCTAATAAATAAACAGAACCTTTTTTAATACCTTCTCCAACATATATTTGTGGAATAGATAATACTTTTGCAGAATCACTTAAATATCTTTCTTTTGAATTTATATCAATGTTATATATGTTCGATTTGTTACCTGTTCGTGTAAATGGATTATCTTCTTGTCCATTATAAAATTGAGCTCTTAATTGTCCGTATATAGAATTTTTTGGATATAAACCAGATAACTCCGATGAATTGATATTTGCTTCTAACAAATCAATCTCCGTAGAGTTATTATCAAAACTCCATTCTTTGTAAGCTTTAAAAGGCCTAATACTAATATCTGATTTTGGTATTCTTTTTAACATATCGTATATAAATATCTTAAAACTAAAAACCCACCAAATTAAGGTGGGTTATAGTTTTTATTTTATTCTCCGATTAGAAGTCTAATTTAACTTTAATTGCTACTTCTTTATCAAATGATTTTTCAATTGGTTTAGAAGTTTTTGCTACTGCTAATAATTCGTTTGCATCATTATATAAACCAACAGTTGTAATGTATACATGTGGGTCTTTTTCTAATAATGTTTGAGTAAATTGACCAACCGAACCTGTTACAAATGATGGGTTGTTTGAGAAATTAAATTCTCTATTATTTGCTCTTACAAAGTAATGAGATGTAGAAACATTTTCAGTTCTTCTTGCAGTAAATCCATCATCACTAATTGGTGTATTACCACCTTTATTTAATGCATTTAATAATTTAACTGAACCTGTTAAGTTATGATAAACACCTGCTTGTGAAGATGACGCCGGTGCTAATTCAACACCAACTGATGCTGATAATGCGTTTGGATTTAAAAGGATAATTCCCATATCAGGATAAAATAATCCCCATCCTTGTCCATTAGAAGCAGTATATGAATTAATTGATGCACTTAAAGATGTTCCAATATTCAATGAACCACTAACTAAATTATAAACTCTACCTGCGGTAGTTACGGTTTCACCTGTACCACCACTATCATCAATTAAAGTTACAATTTTAGTACCACCATTATTTGAACCAGATAATGTTAATGAAATATTTCCTGGGTCTAATCTTTCTTT